GCACACCGCACTCTCGTGCCCAGGTCTCCCATAACACAATCATGCCTGTGACCAGGCGTAATCGCTGTCGAACAGGCAGTGATAAGTCAACATGTGCCATCTTGGCAAAAATCATCTCCTGATCAGACCATGCGGTTTTTTCGCCGCGGATAGCCCAGGTATAGGCCAAGATAGCGCCTGTTTCTGTGTGTTTAGCAACAGTTAACAGTTCGGCTTGAGGATTGTAAAATTGTGCCACGGTGGCCTGTGTGAGGTTCCTGGCATAGGCTATGGGATCGGGTGTGAATATGAGATCTATTTCCGTTTGAAAGTGATCTTCAGCCATGGCCACCATGTGCGGCACATCTGTGCCAGAGGTTGGCAGCCAGGTCCACATCATGAATAGTGCTTTCGGATAAGTCGGCTGTGTTCGGATCGTGTGAGCAGATGTATGTTGTTGGCTTCCCATGCACCGTCCATGTCAATTCGAGCAAGACAAAGACTGTCTCGTGACCTACCTCTGCGCTGCCAGTGAGGTAGCCAGATGTCACGCCATGTTTCCCATGGCAAATTCCAACTTTCACCGCGCAGGCGCGAACTAACTCTATGATAACCAAATTGCACATACATGCGATGCAGGTGCGGATCAGGTCCAGTAATCCATGTCATATCCGGTCCAAAAAAAAATAAGGGTGTCAGTGGTCTGAGTTGGGAACAGGACGATCATTAATGGCAATCAACGATCTAACTTGAAAGGACTCACAAAATGGAGATCTATACACTTTACCATATAGGATCATTTTTTGAGGGAGTGCCAACCACACTCTGCGTTTAACACCAGTGGCGCGATTGCCATTGATGTCAGCACCACTGACAATGTTATTTAGCAGGCACTTGCATTTTGCCTGAAAATCTTGCTTTTTTTGCCTTTGTCATATATACTATTACAAAGGGCAAACAAAATGAAACGAAGCGTTTCTAATACTGATCGACATTTACATCATGAAGTTGATGTTGTACTCACACCTGATCTAAATCACTATGCCAAACTGGTATGTAAGGATTGTGGTGGTGCTTGGGTGCAATGGTTATCGCGCGACGCTACTGAAACACTTGCAGGCCCCCAGGCAACCAAACAACAAAAAACCACACCAGCAGAATGGTCAACCATTTGGCCCAAAGAACGCCGATTCTACACAAGTTATCAACAACCCGCACTTAAACTACCAAGAACACCAACACAACTAATTTGTGATCGACTGGCACTAAATGGACACTCACGCTATAATGGCAACAGTATCTATACCATCCCAGCGGATTACTTGCAGGCACTATTAGACACCAACAAGATCACACGCAAGGAAGACAGGCATCAAATTCAGGCAGCCATTAAACTACAACGAACCGGGACTTAACCTAGTCCTCCTGAGATTCAATCCAGTAGTACAGCATAGAAGTGACCAAGAACCTCGCTACCTGTACCAAACATTGAACATGCCAAGAGTAAGGAATAAACATCTCCTGTGATGAACAGGAACAAGACTGTGTGCAAAGCAGTTACGCCAATCAGCCGTGATTGAGTTAAAATTGACGATGATAAACGGTACCCAAACACGCACTCACCTGTGTGGCAGGGTTCCTTTTGGCAGAAATGATTACGGTCGTGTGAATAATGAAAAGGTCAGCAAAGCCGACCTAACCAATGTCAAAGCCACTTCGTGGCCTCCTTTGACATCGATTGTTTTCCTTACATCTCTTGAGAAAGCACGATGAGCACACGAAACGAAGTGGAGTGTGCGAATGACTCAACGCTAGTTGAGTCCCAAGGACCCGGGCTACGACCCCAAAATACAGCCAGTTAGGTAAATATTTGTCAGGAGACAAATATGGCAACCTTTACATACAAGTACAAACAAGAAATGGCACCCATTGGCAACCGAAAATACGCCACGGTGTATATCAAACAATCACACGCAGAACATCACAGACTATTAAATTGGTTGGTGCAGATAGCAGAACAAATCTGCGGCACCTGCGAGATCAATGCCAGTTTGGCTGAATGGTTCACTAGCCCAAATCGAGATTTCAAGCGCAGTCAGCGAGGGCAATACTACACCCCAGAAGAACTCATAGCGGACATGATTCAACAGTTGAGTCAGGGTCGTGACCTTCCGCAAGCCATGCTGGACCGTTGGAATCGCCTGTGTCAGCACACTCCTTGGGAGATTGAGTTGACCACGACTCCACAAACTGCTGTACCGGCACAGGGAGTGGGCCAGTGAGACTGGAACTACAATGCCACTCGCCTGTTCGGAGTCTGCGCCAGGTGGTGCGTGTTTGTCTCATGTGACAGGGATAGAGATCATATTTGGCCGACTTGAGGCTATGATCACAGGAGGCGGATTCACAGCATCAGGATCCAGTTCAATGCGTTCCACACCACAATGCGGCAACACAATGGTGCCATGATAGATCCACATGCCAGCAGGATCTGGTGCTGACTCAAGCAATTCTCTGCGCACCGACTGTCTAGGTATGCGCAACACATACACCGGATAGTCAGCAAAGTGATTGATTTGACGATAGCGTGTGTCTGCTGTGGCGGGTCGCGAATAGAAATACAACAACGGTGTGGTGTTGCTCACACGACCAGTGGCAGGATTCAGCGTGGTCTTTGAATTTGGTTGCACGATTCTAGTGCGCTCAAACTCCTGATAATCAGTCTCGTTCAAGGCATAGTAGTAGTATTTGAGTTTGGGGATCTTCATGTTGTATTTAAACAACACAAAGACCCTAGAGCCCAAAGTAATACTTTTTGCTACATTGCCCAATAAATCAAGATCCTATACAATACACACATGGACAGCAAAAAGCACTTTGCAAATGATGCAGTCCATACAAGGAGCCTAGTATGTCAGATTTTGCTTTTTTTAAGGACCCAGCAGACCAAAACCTTGCTGTGGATATTCCCAACAGCACTTTTTGTATGCTTGTAGAAAAGTTTGGTGCAGATGAACTTATTGGAATGAGTGAGGACCTGGCACAAAAGGTAGTAGAACTACTGCCCTTTGAAGTGCCTGAGGGCTTTACTTTGGTAGACATTGTAGAAGACATGAACCACTAAGCACAAAAACAACACCACAGGTTGCACACAAATGGCACCCGTGCTATACTATACACTTATTAACAACGCAGAGGTCTCTATGCCTAGAATGTCAAATGTTTACCAGATTACTTTTCATCGTAATCCACCTGCTACCGAGCCCTACACCTGGCAAACTACAGAACAGGTACAAGTTGAGGCCATGGACGAGGCCACTGCTGTGCGTCTTGCACGCCGCAGTCTTGATCTTGATGCAGGTGAGGACGCAGATCGTTGGGTAGTGAAAGAGTGCCTGAACCGCGGTGCTTGGAACAAGTTTTACAAATAAGGAGGCCGCAGAATGAGATACATCCTAGACGACCTAGCACAGGCCTGGCACTATAGAAACGCACCACGCCCCCAGCGCACACCGGACTCGGAAGCCTACAGACTTGAACACATGGCGGCTGTGCCTGGTTATGCCAGTGACCTACGCCTGCATCGTGCAGTGAGCCATCAAGTGCTACAAGGTGGCTTGATCCTGGAGATGGGTGTGGCTCGTGGTCGTAGCATTAGACACTGGGCCAGTTTATTTCCTGGTCATGACATATACGGCTTTGATGGCTTTGAAGGCATCTACGAAGACTGGAATGGTATGCCAGCAGGCACCTTTGCACAAGACCCTCCTCGAGTGCCTGCAAATGTGCATCTTGTGGTGGGACGCTTTGACCAAACACTACCTGCTTGGTGCCGCACACACCCTGGATTCATCAGTCTCCTACATATTGACTGTGATCTATATCAAGCCACACGAGATGTGTTTGATAACTTGCGTGATCGAATCCAACCCGGTACCATCATTGTGTTTGATGAATACTGGAACTACCCAGGCTGGCAAGCACATGAGTTCAGAGCCTGGCAAGAAGAACGCACAGACTACAGATACATTGGTTATGTCACCGGAGGCAACTATCAACCAGTTGCGATTCAAGTTGTATGAACCTAAATAACACTATGACACACTCAAGATTACTAGAAGTTGCCCGACTGCGAAGCGTGGTTGCCCGAATGGTTCGCGTCTGGGGCACAGACGCTGCCTTGGAAATGCTACGGCAAGTGATTGAATCAGAACTGTTAAAGGAACCACAAGAATGACAAACCCCTAGTGACTCCTTGCAACGACCTGGGAAGGTTTGAGCCCACAATTCGGTGGGCTTTTTCATATCCGCATAAGTATTCATATGACAACGGAAAAGAAAACAATAAAATCACCTCGTCGCAAGGCACCCACACGCGGTGGTGCTAGGCCAGGTGCGGGTCGCCCCCGGGGTTCAGGCACCAAGGTCAAACTGGAAGACCTCATGCTAAACATTGAACTGGAGACTGGTCGCACCTATGGTGAACTGCTGGCACACAACTATGCCCTGGCCATTGGTCGATCAGACTGGAACGGTGTGCGTGATTATGACAAGGCCTTCATGAACAAGATGCTGGCAGACAAATCAGAAGTGGTCACAGTGGAAACAGATGATGTCATGGCACAGAAGCAACGGGCTTTTGCAGAAGCCATAGCCCAAATCGCCGGTATAGTCAAGAGCACATAAATAAACATATGAAAAAGAATGTGAAGTTGTCAGTGGGACGCGGCGAGAAATTGCCAGTGTCTAAAGGCGCTGGTCTCACAGCCAAGGGTCGCAAGAAATACAATGCAGCCACTGGCAGCAATTTGAAGGCACCCACCGCCACAGGACCGAGACACAAGAGTTTTTGTGCCCGCAGTGAGTCATGGGATGGAGAGCGCGGCCGGGCCGCTAGAGCAAGATGGAAGTGTTGAAATGAAAGAGAAACCTGGATTGTATGCCAACATCAGAGCCAAGCGTGAAAGAATTGCTGAAGGCTCAGGAGAACGCATGAGAAAAACAGGATCCAAAGGATCACCCACAGCAGCGGCGTTTAGAGCCTCAGCAAAGACAGCAAAGAAACCTCAAGGGAAAAAGAAATGAAAATGAGTCTACCCAAGCGTGGCAGTCGCACTGCAACCAACGCAAAGAATAAAAAAGCAGCCGCAGGTGCCAAGCCTGACTTTATGGATGTTAACAAAAACGGCAACCGTAAAGAAAGCATGAAGACCGCCCTGGCTTCAAAATCAAAAGGAAAGATGAAATGAAACACAATTCAACAACACAATCAGATACCAACATGAACTTTGATGGTATGGAGAATCAATCACCAGCCAGCCTAAAGCGTTTTGCAGGCAACCAATGGTCAGGCCACTCCAACGATGGTCGCTTGGTACAGAAGCCACAGGCTGTAAACCGCACAGGCAATGATGGTTCATGCTCAATGCCCAGCAACCTTGGCGCAAGTGTAACTAAAGATTCCATGCGCAAAGCCCCAACATCACCCACACCAAAGATACCTGCACAAGGCAGCATCCGTGACAACATCAACCGTGGTCATCAATACCGTGGCGAAGGTGGTGTGATGGCAAAAAGTCCAAGCAACCCAGACAAGATCCGCGTGGGTCAATCTGGAGGCGGCACCTACAACAGTGAGAAGCCGTCAAAGGTTCCTGCTACTCGTCGTGGTGACAACAATTTCAACTTTGGCCCCAAGAGCCAATACTAAGGTGTAAACAATGATACCATTCATCCCACAAGGTCCTTCAGCAATTGTGCCCTGGACTGACGATTCAACAGACACATCAGTAACACTTGACACTGGCCAGTACGGTGTGCCCAACTGCTTGCTGGTTGTGAATCCCGACACCGCTGATGTGGTGGCATTCAGTTACAGTTTTGATCCACTAGACACCAATGCCTCAGTTCCCACTTCGGGTGCCAATGGCGTAGGATGTGTTATCGGACCTGCCAGTTCAGTGCTGTTGCGTATTGATTCACAGTATCGTCAAGGCAATCTTTATTTGTCTGTGGCTGGTGACACCGGCACAGGCAATGTGTATGTAACCCCAGGAGTAATTTAACATGGCAAGAATATCAACCACCAACATGCAGGCCAAGAGCATCAACCAAAAGCGTGGACCAACCACAGGCAATGGCGGCACAGGCACCAAGCGAGCCGACTTCATGAGTGAGAAGGCCAAGTCAGGTTCAGAGAAGTCTGAACTGGCTGACATGATCACAGGTGCAGTGGCAGCCCGTGGCGCAGGCATGAAAGGCTTCCGCGACAAGAGCACTGAAGGCCTACACACCAAGACCAATGTGGGTCGTGGACCTACCAAGGGCAACGCAGGCAAGCAAAAGTCTGGTGCCGCACGAAAAGGCGCACTGGGCGCTACATCAGGTTATTAATCGACCAACCCACTAGAGTAGGCACAGGGTCTACTCTAGTTTTTGATTTGTTTAGAAAGGATATGTTATGAACAAAGCCACTCCTGCCCCCGAGGCAAACATCTGGGACAACATCCCACAAGAAGAGGCCCCCATGGGCCGTGTTAACTCCCCAAAGAAAAAAGAAAAGCCTGCAGAGCCTGTCGCTGTGGTCAACTCACCCGACTACGACATTGACGGCCTGCAGACAGACTTCCCCACTGCCACTGACCTAGAACGCTTTGTGTTTGATCAGACCGGCGTTGTGCTCAGTCTCAAAGGCCGTGCCAACAAACTCAAATACCAAGTGGCCATGGATGTGTTGAATGGCACACCAGTGGAACCCCGATACATTGGTGAAGGCAATCCTTACCTGGACAAGGCAGACCTTGTGCCTGAAGAGCCGCACAAGATACTGCCCGCCCGAAGCACAGAGATACCACCGCTGACAGAAGTGCAGAATGAATTCTTCACTGCGTTTGTGCCACACTCGGATCCTGAGTATCATGCCCGTGGGGTGAAAATGCACTGCACATTCCGCAAGTACAAGAATGGTTGCATCACCTATCAAGTACTGGGTCCTATTGAACCTCGTCCATTCGGTGAAAAGATTGACAAGTTTGGCCGCATGAGACCCGAGATCATCAAGTGGACAGACCCACGCACCAGTGAACAGATTGTGCAACGCGATGATGGCTCAATGACTCCTGTAGGCCGCAGACTCAAGGCCATGATGCAGACCATGCGATACAACAACACCAATCAGTGGATCAAGTACATTGATCGAGACTTCTTGAGTCTGGACCAACGAGCCGCACAGAACCCCTGGGACTTGAGCAATGACCACTGATCACACACTCCGCGATGGCATGATTCACAACGCTGTGGAGACTCGTCGTGCAGATGAAACCAAGATACTACAAAAGGTCAATGCTGCCAACCGTGAAGCCTTTGTGCAACGCATGCCGGGACAGTTAGAACACACCATGCGCTTGGTCATGGAGCGCCTGCAACACATTCTCAGCAAGCCAGCAGGTGTGGAACTCACACATCCAGACACATGGTTGGGCACACCTGAAGACATCATGAGTCTTTGCCTGGCCCTGCGCAATCTAGAAGAAGTGCGTGTGAACTGGCCAGTTGACCGAGCCGACTGATGCTGGATCCTGGTGTGCTCATGCGCAGAGCAGTGCGGTCAGTTTGTGATCAGCATGAACTCACGCCGGACAATCTAAAACAGTTTGACAGTGTCACACAAGACCATTTTAGAGACTTGGCCATTGCTGTGGCAGATGACATGCGTTACAATCAACTCAAGTACTTCAGACCATTTGAACATCAAAAGAACTTCTTTGTCACAACCAGCGATCGCAGAGGTATCCTGGCAGCCAACCGTATTGGCAAGACAGTGAGCACCTGTTATGAAACTGCCATGCACCTGACAGGACAGTATCCTGAGTGGTGGGCAGGACACAGGTTCCGCAAACCTATTACTTGTATGGTTGCCGGTGAAGGCTGGAGCCAGGTTGCGCTGGTGCTACAACAAGAACTCCTGGGCTCACCAGACATCAAGTTAAGAGATGCACTGGGCACAGGTGCTGTTCCCCGTGACGCCATCATACAAGACACCATGCGTGGAGATGGTGCCAACGCCATTGGCATTGAGATACGACACACATCAGGTGGCAAGAGTTACTTGCTGTTTGCCAACTACACACAAGAGGTGCGACAGTTGCAGGGTTTCAAACTGGACCTGGCTGTGTTTGATGAACAGCCTCCGGATGACTTCTTCAGCGAGATTGTGACTCGTACCGCCACCACACAGGGCATGATCCTGTGCAGTTTCACACCACTCAAAGGACTCAATGGCTTGGTATCAAAGTTTTGGAATCGCGAAGAAGGTTATGATTACATTCGTGTGGCCTGGGATGATGTGCCCGAATACGATCTATGGGGTGAACCCTTTCTACTCAACACCACCAGACGCCAACTGGAGCGAGACTATCTTCCGCATGAGCGCGAGGCTCGTATGCAAGGGCGGCCTATCATGGGCAAAGGTGCTGTGTTCCAGTTACGCGATTGGCCAACCTACAAAAGTGGAAGCATT